TGAGTTCTATGCAGGCAAAGGCAATATGCTATCAGGCGTAGGGCGCAAACTCGCTTGGCTACCCGCACACCTAAAAGTGAAAGACAACGAGGCTATATTTATTCCTGCCTTACAGCGCCGTATCAATATCATTTTAGCCTTCCTTTCAAAGATGTATTTACCCTTTGAAAAAGAACTAAAAGATATAGATATTACCCCCATTATCACCCCCTTTGATATTGATGATGATACCGAAATGATACGTACCCTTACAGAAGCCAATGGTGGCAAGCCTCTTATATCACAGCGTGAAGCAATGCAGCGTTTCGGCATTACCGACCCCGAAGCCCAATTACAACAAATCAAAGACGAGGAAAACAGCAACCTCAATGAAGCCGCTATCTAATGAACTACGATGAGCAACACAGAAAGCACCTAATGGCATACCTACAACAAGTAGAACGATTGTTTTACCAGCTTGTAGGTACAGCCGTATTTATAGCCCTCAAAACCGATTATAAAGAACTCATCGCAAGTACATTATTTGCTTTTGCAAACACAAAGAAAGGTAAAGCCTTTGAAAAGGAATTAGCTAATTTCAGCAACCAATTAGACCATATCATAAAGCAAGGCATCACCAACGAATGGGCATTTGCTAACCTTAAACAGGACCATCTACTAAGAGAAGGACTAACCAAGTACCAGAATCTTGAAGCCCTCGAAGCCTTCAAAGTACGTAAGATTAAAGATTTCACGGTCTCTGATAGAGTATGGGACATCGCCAAAAAAGCACAAACAGAATTAGAACTCGCCTTATCCGTATCATTAGAAGAAGGCAAAAGTGCTGCACAGCTAAGCCGTGAAGTACGTAACTTGCTCAATAATCCCACCGCCCTATTCCGAAGGGTCAGAGACCAGTACGGCAATCTTGTATTAAGCAAGAACGCTCAAAACTATCACCCAGGGCAAGGAGTTTATAGAAGTGCCTATAAAAACGCTTTACGCCTTGCTAGTAACGAAATCAATGTAGCCTATAAGTCCGCCGATTGGTTGCGCATACAGCAAAACCCCGACATCGTAGGCTTTGAGGTACGCCTATCACCACAGCACAAAGTCTATGATATGTGCGATGAGCTCAAAGGAAAATACCCCAAAACCTTCCACTTTCACGGCTGGCACGTAGGCTGCAAGTGTCATATCATCACCCTGCTAAAAACCGATGAAGAACTTATCAAAGAACTCAAATCCGATGAAACCCTACCCCCTGAAAGTTCGTCTAATTACGTAGCCGAAGTACCCAACAACTACAAGCAATGGGTATCCGACAATAAAGATAGATTTAAGAACTGGAAAACAAAGCCCTATTTTATTGAGGCTAATAAAGGGTTAGTAACGAGTAATTTAATAAAAGAACAAGAGCTGCAAAAACTCAATACCCCCTACAAAAAAATATATGAGGGTAAGAACAAGGCAATAGTACAAGTAAGTCCTTATGCCGATAAGAAAGACTTAGAAAAGAACATAGCAACCGCTAAAATTATAGCCAATGAGTTAGGAAAGAATGTAAATATCCGTCCCCACTTAGATAGCAATATAGTGCAAATCAAAAACCCTGAATACGAAATAAACGGACTTGTTGCCGATAGAAAAGAAGCAAGTTCATACACAAGTATAAAAAGCCATTTAGATAAGGTAAAAAAACAAATAAATGGAGCTAATGCACAAAAAGGAAGCGTTGTTTTTGACATAACCAACTTTGAAGATTGGAAATCTCAAGATATTACCAAAAACCTAAAAGGCAAAATAATGAGCTTTAAAAATAACAATTGGTTAGAAGAAATATACTTTGTGCATCAAAATAAAGCAATAACCTTTATAAAAGAAGAACTACTAACAAACTACTTAGAAGTAATCAAAAAACTAAACACCCTAAAATAAGCAAAGCCTTAACAATCATTGCGCTGATTATTAAGGCTCTACTCTGGTAGCGAATTGACAGTTTTATAACCCTCGCTTCGCGGCAAAAGTTCTTAAAACCCTTTTGCACCGCAAAGATACAACAATATTTCTAAATAACAACAAAAATATGAAAATTAACACTATAGACATACAAACCACCTACCACACCCACCTTTTAGACGATAACTACAAAGACCTTCTTTGCTACCCTCCCCTAAAAAAACTACCCTCCAATGATTGGGCAGAGTATTATGGCAAAGAGTACGACACCAGCACCCCCGTACTCGATACTCAGCAGTACACCCTCACCTTCATCAGCAAGGCAACCCATTACACCCCCTTCATAACCTTTCTAACCGCTCAAACCTATAACGATTTTCATTTTGAAGAGTTAGGCAAAACCTTTCGCTTACGCTTCGTGTCCGCTCAAAAAGCCAAAACCGAACAAGGCTATATCACTACTGATATTACCCTCGCCAACGATACCCCCCTACAAGGCTACACCTATACCGCCCCCAATGCCACCCTGCCCCTTTCAGGCTTCACAATAGATGGTACAGACCTATCTAAGTATGGCATTTATCTACTCGAGGAAAATCAAAACACCCTCCTGCCCACCTACGAGGTAAAAGAGCACCTCACCACAGCCATCAATACCCTTGCAGGCGTACAATACGCCCAGCACGCTAACACTTTCAAAGAGCGCACTCTTACCCTGCATTGCTATATCAGTCAGCCTCTCGCCTCCTTTTGGCAACTATATGACGCCCTATTATACAACCTCACCAATCAAGGCGAACGAACCATTAACATTCCCACTTCTTTTGGAGGGGGAGGACTTAAAGCTATCTACCAAAAAGCAAGCGTCAAGAATGCGCTGTTTATCGGCAATACCCTTAAGGTAGAATTTACCCTTACCTTCGTCCTCATCTAAAAATGTCAAATAATTGTCAAACCACCTTGCTAATATTCTATCAATACTAATGTACCTTTGCATCACTTGTAATTCAAAGTTATGCAAATCAATTTCAATACCACTCGCTTCGATATACTCCCCACTGATGAGAGTTACCGTTATCGCTCTATAATGGGCGAACATACCCTCACCCTATACTTTTCATTACCCACTTACACCGACATTCCTACCGGTGCGTGGTGCGAGTTCCAAGGCGAACGGTACACCCTCAATCAGCCCGCCAAGGTAGTGAAGCATAACACTCACCACTTCGAGTACACCCTTACTATGGACAGCGAGGGCGCAAATCTACGTAATTACAAGTTCCGTAACCCCAACGATAAGACCCTCAAATTCCCCTTCACAGCCTCACCACGCTACCATATTCAGATATTGGTAGATTGTCTCAATATGATAGATAGCGGATGGACGCTCGGAACTACTATTGAAGCCCCCGAAAAACTCATCTCCTACAACCATAACAACTGCCTCGAAGCCTTAGATATGATAGCCAAAGCCTTTGAAACTGAATACGAAATCATAGGCAAAACCATACACCTTCACAAGGTAGAATATTTTAAAAACAATCCCCTACCACTACAATATGGCAAGGGCAAAGGCTTTAAAACAGGCGTAAGTCGTACCACTGAACAAAGTCGTATCACACGCTTATACGTACAAGGAGGCGAACGCAATATCGACCGCTCTAAGTACGGCAATAAAGAACTCCTACTACCCAAATCACAAGAGTACACCTATGAAGGCGTAACCTTCGTTTCAGACGACAAAGGGCTATCAATAGCCATCAAGAACGCCCAAAATAACGGCTTTATCAACGAACAAAGCCTCGACTTATCGCATATATACCCCAAGCGCAAAGGAAGGGTTTCAGCAGTCTTTGAAGTAGATAAAGCCAAACACTTCTACGACTTCACCGATACCACCATACCTCAAGCCCTCAACTTTTGGGATATGCGCATCAATGGCGAAAAGATGCTTATCTACTTTGAAAGCGGTATGCTTTCAGGGCGTGAGTTTGAAGTACAGAAATACGACCACACCCAAAAACGCTTTCAGCTTGTCCCCAAGGAAGAAGACGGCGTTACTATGCCTAATGATATATTCAAGCCAGCTATAGGCGATGAGTATTCCGTCTATAATATGCAAATGCCTAATGCCTATATTTGCGACAACGCCACCCAATCAGGAGCCAGTTGGGAAATGATGAAAGAAGCCTGCAAATACCTATACGAAAACCGCGCTGACCTCTTCATCTTCACCGGCGATTTAGACGGCATTTGGGCAAAAAAACATTGGGCTAATGTAGGTGGACGGCTTAAAATGGGCGCATATATCCACTTCTCCGACACCGAATTTCAGCGTACCCCCGTAGCTATTCGTATCGTGGGGCTCAAAGAGTATGTAAATAACCCATACAGCCCACAAATAGAGCTATCCAACAAGGTACAAGGGCAATCCTTCGCCACCGAAATACGCAAACTCCAAAACCAAGAAGTATATTTCGGCGAACTCAACAAACGTACCCTATCCGAAACCAAACGCAGCTGGCGCAACGCCTTAGAGACTATAAAGCAGGTAGAAGAAGCCTTTCCCGAATACACCAAGAGCATCATTCCTGCCACTGTACAGACGATGATGGCATTAGTAGGCAATAAGTCAGGGCAATTTGTCTTTGTGGCCAATAAGACCAACCCTATCACCGTACCTCATACCTTGTACTTTGATAGGAACAACAAGCAACTCAATGCAGGCAGCGGTTGGATAAAGCACTACGCATTAGGTACAAACGACATTAAGCCCAATTATTCAGCAGCGGACTATAAATATTGGTACGCACCGGCCTTTATCTCTGGCAGGTTAGACGATAAGGCAAAAACCTATTATCTATATATCAAAGCAAGCAAAGTCGTAGAAACCGCCCAGTTTGTCCTATCCGAAACCAAGATAGATATAGAGCAAGAAGCCGGCTATTACCATTTCCTATATGCCACCGTCAATTCCGAGTACAATGGCGAGCGAGGTATAGCCCAGCTCAACGGCTTTACCGAAATCACAGGCGGACAAATAGTAACCAGTAAAATCAGCTCAGGGAATGGAGAACAGTTTATCCAACTCTTAGACAAAGAAATTATCATCAAAGCCAACCTCCACATCACCGAAGGTAACAAAACCGAAATAAAACAACTCGTTAATCCTGATTTGCAGTTGTTGGAGAATAGACTCAAGCAGTATTCTAATGAGCAAACGAATAATATAAGGGTTGGGGGTAGAAACTTGTTGCGAAATAGTGGTAGAAAAATAACCAACAGCGATTATCTTATAGCAAGGTATAAACTAACAGATAAAACGTTAAAAGAGGGAGAAAGAGTAACCTTGACAATCAAAGGGCAATTAGGGGCAGGAAAGCAAAGTTTTTTAATACACAATACAGACGGCTGGATTACTTTAACTAATTTAATAGATAAAGGAAACGGCATATATCAAAACACTTTTAACTGGACCTTTTCAGGTAATGGGAGGACTATTTATGAGAATGAAGCGGTTAATATATATACGTATATGTCCCATGTGCAAGTAAATAGCACTATAGAATGGATTAAACTTGAAAGAGGAAACCATGCCACCGATTGGTCTCCCGCTCCTGAAGATACAGAAAGTAGAATAGACCAAGAAAAACAAACACGTGAACAGGATGTCGCTACTGCTAAAGCCGCTACAGAAGCCTACGCTCGTACCCAATCTGAACTCACTAAAGCCCAAGCCATAGCAGAGGCTAATAAGCAAGCAGGCATAGCCATAACAGCTGAGCAGCAAACACGTATTTTACAACTCCAACAAAACCTACAACAAGCTAAAAACTTTGCCGAGCAAAAAGTAAATGAGTTGCAAGTAGGAGGACGTAACTATATATTAAAGTCAAATGATTTTATCACTAATGGATATAAATTTCTTGGTATATCTTCCTTATTTGGTAATGAAATTGTAAAAAACGACAACATTACATTATCTGTTGATATAATGTTTAAGAATCTCACAAAAGAAGGACGTTTGGGTATAGAGTTTAATATAATTTACACAGATAATACTGAAGTATATTATAATGTATGGAAGTGGTTAAATAATAGAGATATAGGCACTTCATTTACTGAAAGAATGGTTAATATCATTCAAAACAATCATAAAGGAAAAAAAATAAAATATATATCATCATTAGGATTATACATACAATGTGAGGCTGAAAGCGTTAAAGTTTCTAACCCAAAAATAGAAATAGGCAACAAACCCACCGACTGGTCTCCAGCTGCTGAAGATATTGAAAACAAAGTTGCAGACATTCAAACAGACCTACAAAACGCTATCAACAACGCCAAAGCCCTTATAGCAGTCGAAACCCAAAACCGCCAACAAACAGACACCAATGTATCAAAGTTAGTCAACAAAACCAACTTCCTAAGCGACACATACATCGAGGGCAACACTATGGCTACAGGCACTATGATACTCGGCAACAGTTTAGGCGTACAAGCAGGCATTACAGGTGTAGGTGCAGCCAATAATGATGTACGCTTATGGGCAGGAAGCAACTACAAAGATAGGTCTAAAGCCCCTTTTCACGTACTCCAAGACGGCACCCTACACGCTACCAATGCCCATATATCAGGACAAATAGAAGCACAAAGTGGTAAAATAAGTGGTAATTTAGAACTTTTAGGAGTTTTATATTCAGGGAATTGGGAAAGAGAAATCGTAAATGGGAAAGAGACTATTAAAGGTGAAAATGTAAATGGAGGCACTTACTACGGAGGTAGAGGTATAATATATCGTCAAGATGATAGAGGTATATATACTGCTATAGGTGGAGTAGCTGGAAGTGTAACTGGAGTAACAGAATCGATGAACGTTATTAGCAGAAAACCTCTTTATCCAAAATCAAAATATAATTTAAGTAGTTTTACAGGTCAAATATTATCAGTACCACCACACCCTAATGATGAGATAGATGTTTCTTTAGGTTATAAAAACAACCGCGCTCAAACCATATATGGTGATACTGTTTCATTTGGAGCTAATTCGTTATTTGAATACGTATATACTGGTGTAGCAGACTCAGGTACTATACACGAATGGTTAGGAGTTACCAATATATTCGTATTTAGCGATGTAGCATCAAACTTCAGAGAGATATATTTACCAAACGCATCTATAGTTGTTAGTATATTAAGCAAATTCGGATTTGAAAACATTAGTCGTAAAGAACTATCTCTATCCTTTGAAATCACTATTGTATTATCATACTCTGTAGGCGGTAAACGAATACGCCTATCAGGTATAGAAGGAGGTTACCTATTAGATAATGATGGCAACCGTTTTGGAGGAGGTAATGGTTATGTAGATTTAGCAAGAGGAGATGCTATAAAAGTAAGATATTATTCAGGAGATTATTATACAATGGTAATATCTCGTAATTCTTAATTTAAAACTCAAAATTAATCAAATAATATGCAAATCATTCAACAAACAACTCGTACCACAGCACAAGAAACCGTGCAAGGTGTTACTATCACCTATTTTTACGAAAACGAAAAAGACACTACCCCTACAGCAGTCGCTTTTTCAGCAACTCGTACCAGCGATAGCAACCAATACGCAACCCCCATTCAGGGTACAGCAACCGCTCAAGGCTTCAATATCCAAAACGAAAATTTCCAACCCTCAGATATTGAGCTATACAAGCACATTCACGAGACTTGCGCTGCTATTATCAATGGTCAAACCACTAATGATAAAAGCCAAGCAGAGCAGTAAGACACTAACTAATTATCAATCAAAAAAGGCTATCAGCACCACGCTAATAGCCTTTTTTCTTTCACTTTCTTAAAACCTAAATAACTTATATCGCCAACCTATCCACACCACCAATAACACCACCACTATCCACCACCATTTTATTGCTATTCCTTTCACTTCTTTTGTCTTATAAGCCATCGTTATAGCCTCGCTTATCCTTCGCTCTTCCTTAGAGCTTTGTATAACCGTATTAGTAAGAGTAGCCTTCGCCTCTATTAGGCTATTAGAAAGGCTGCTTTTGCCACTTATCCTCACCTTTCCACCTGTTACCCTTATCATCTCATTATCACCGTTCCTAATGCGGTAATACACCAACTCCTTACTATTGCCCACGCTATCCCTATCACTTTCAAGGGTTATCTCATATTCTTGCAACGCGTGCGCATCAAGCTGCAAGGTTTGAGCGTTATGCTCCAAAACAGCCGTACTATCCTTGTACTTTATAAAATGCTCCTTTTGTACCCGCTTTTGCTCCTCAATTGTCGTTTTTCGTGTCCTACACCCTATGAAGGAGAGGAACGCTAATAATGCAATGATTATCCTATTCATAACTACTTTTCCTGTTTTCTAATTTCCTTTTCGAGCCACATTGTACCCTCTTCTAATTTTGTAATTACAAGTGATAACTCTCTTGTACGTGGCAACTGCTCTACTTTTGTAAGTAAGCTGTCCAATTCCTTTTTTAATTCTTTAAATTCTGCTGTCATTTTCTTCTATTGTTTTGATTAACTTCTTTAAAATATCGGCATAGTTAGGCGCGGTTGCATAGCCCGCCTTGGCTACTTCCTCAGCAAACTTGTAAGGGTCGCTTCTTACCTCCAACGCCTTGGTGTACACCTTATTCTGGAAAAAGAAATGAGCGTGGTGGGTAAAGCTTCCTTCGGGTGTGTCGTACTTCCTGAACCAGTCTTTGACTTCATACTTGTATTTACCACTCGACAACATCTTCACCGATATAACCAACGGAAACAAGTGCTTTAAATTAGGGCTACTTAATATCTCTGTTGTAGTTAGTAACTGTTTCTTTTCAGGTGGTGTATACTTACCCGCTTTTATGCCAAAAAACATATTCCCTGGCACACTCTTAGCCCAGCCCGTTTCCAATGCTGCTTGTGCCAAGGTAAAAAGGTGCGAAATCCCCGTTTTGCGCTCCGTTTCCAGTGCAAAAGGCTTGTATTGTTTTATAAATTCCTTCGGTGTCATTATTGTTCGTTGTTAGAGGTTTGAGATTTTTCGGACTGTTCAGCCTTTTCATTCATATAATTAGAGATGGTTTTAGCAACTTCCTCTAAGTTCTCACGGTTGATAAAAACTTGCTGAACGGCTTGTTCTGCACGGTCTAAGCGCACTTTGTCTTCAGCTTTTTCGCGC